GTCAGATGTAGCGTTAATTAAGATGCTAAGTAATAGGTTAATAGAATATAACATGTTAAACAGTACATATGAATTCTCTAATACAATATTTACATTTGGCCGGGTAAGGGAATGATTTCCAGGGCGTTGTAAATGCGAAACTTTGCGGGTAAAGTTTTGTTTTCATCTCCATATTTGCAAACAAGATAATGGTACATGTTCAGAAGCAGCTGATCACTAAAACCAGAGTCTAAATCAATAGCCTTCAAGCGGGCAATGGAAATTTGAGGGTCGTCAACGGGATATTCAGGATAAATAACGAGTCTACGGGCACGTAGAACGGGTCGAGTGTTGAATCCTAAACGATGCGAACGACTGAGGAAAGAAAGCCGGTCAGATTCACGTTCAAAATGAGTTTTATCTAAATTTAGAATCCATCTCTTTTCGGTAGAATCGGATCGAAGTTGGTCGATCGAGAATGATGGACACGTGAAAGCGACTAAGCAGTCATCTCCATGAGTGTAGATTGCATGAATGTGTGCACCTTGGTTATGTAACAAATATCTAATGCGGTTCCAATTAATGATGGAGTCGATGATATGTGTAAAGTAGCTACCGGATGGTATGCCACTGTAACGAAGGAAAAGCTGGCCGTTTGGCGCAGCTAAGTGACGGTGCATAAATACTTTCTTGCAATATGCGAATGTATTTTCTGAATCTGTATCGGGAAACAGACAAATACGCTCTAAGAAATCGAAAGCGAGATCGATCTCATAGGGTTGGGCTGATGCATCAAACTGGCTCCAGTCGAATGAAGCATATAACATTCCTTCCGCTATGGGTAAGGATTGTAACAGTGTTGGTACATGCGTGGTTGGATCTTGACCTATGTAATAAAATGAATCTAAGTTCATAAAATGTTGGATGAGAGGCTGTGCAGTTAAGCCTTCTAACAAAACATAGTGAAACGCTTCTCCAAAAACGTTTCGAACCTTGGCGCTTGGGAGTTCAGATAATTGAGTCCTTGTAAATGCGATATCAGGGGTGGTATCAAAAGGGACAGAATCGAGGAACTGTTGTAAAGTGCCGGACGAGTGAGCAGTGTTAATGCTATGAATGATTTTCGAAGCAATACCTAGTGCTCTTTGGTAGTTAGGTGATCCAGGCGGTCCTTTATTGGTTGGGTTGGGCTGCGGATTTCGATAGTAACCATAGCCAGCAGAGGTGCCTTGGTGGTAAC